ATCGCCAACGTTATTGGCGGCGTGAACGCAGGGAACGGCAACTTTGAAGGCGTCCATGCCTTTGTGGGGGCTGAGAGCGTGGTCGGGTTCTCCCCTCGTATCCTGATCGCGCCCGGCTTCACTCATCAACGTCCGGCTGATCTGGCAAACCCTGTTGTTGCCGAACTGATCGGAATCGCAAGCCGGATGCGTGCCGTTATCATCGCGGATGGGTCGAACACGACTGATGCTGACGCTTACACCTACGCTGGTGATTTTGGGTCGGACCGCGTCTATGTAGTCGATCCTTGGGTCAAAGTTCAGATCGGCGTCAATATCGTTGATCAGCCCGCGTCGTCGCGGGTGGCTGGGATTGTCGCGCGTGTCGACAACGATATCGGCTTCTGGAAATCACCGTCGAATGAACTGATGAACGGTATCATTGGCACGTCGCGCCCGGTCGACTTCAAGCTTGGAGATGCCAGCGCACGCGCAAACCTGTTGAACGAAAACAAGGTTGGCACAATCATTCGCCAAAATGGCTACCGTCTGTGGGGCAACCGCTCACTGACGGCTGACACGAAATGGCATTTCCTGTGCGTCCGCCGAACTGCCGACATCATCAACGATTCACTGTTGCGGGCGCATTTGTGGGCCGTCGATCGCAGCATAACCAAGACTTACGTCGAGGACGTGACGGAGGGCGTGAACAACTACCTTCGTGACCTCGTGGCGCTGGGCGCGATCCTTGGGGGCAAGTGCTGGCCCGACCCGGATCTTAACTCGCCGTCGAACATCCAGCTCGGCAAGGTTTTCTTCAATTTCGACTTCACCCCCGTCTACCCGGCCGAGCACATCACGTTCCGCTCGCACCTGGTCAATGATTACATCGAAGAGGTATTCAACTGATGGCTGCCGAAGACATTCTCAAGTATCTAAATCTGATCGTCGATGGTCGTGGTTATGCGGGCAAAATCGAAGAGTACAACCCGCCGGATCTGACGCTCGCAACCGAAGAGTTTCGGGGTGGCGGAATGGACGTGCCGATCGACATCGACATGGGGCTGGAAAAGCTGACATGCTCGTTTGTCCTCACGTCTTACACAGCGGACGTTCTGGCCCTGTGGGGCGTTAAGATTGGCGCGCCGGTGCAGTTGACCGCCCGCGGGTAGAATGAAAGCCCCGCTGGCACTGCAA